AACCTCTATAATGAATAGAGGTTTTATTATAAAGTATAAGATTTTATTTTATGCTGCAGGTTCTTCCCAAAGTACCGAACCTTCTGCGTGATCCTGTGCGGTGATAGTCAAAGTAATAGTCGCAAGAGCTGACTTTGCCAAAGCAAAGGTTACAAGTGCTACAACTTTACCATTTGGAATATAATATTTGAATCCGTCTAATGTCTCTAATTTCAAAGCTTTGTTTACTTCAAAGGAGGCATTTTTATTGGACCATCTTTTCCCTTTTCCTGCTGCAGGAGCCGTAACAGTTCCGCCTTTAAGCAATTCTAAATTATCCGCTGAAACATCGTACAATTGTACTGTAAATACTGTAGACCCTTCTTCAGTAGTAATCGTACGATAAATACCAGGCTTTTGCTCGGTTCGAATATCCTCTGTTGAGGGCTCACTTTCTGTTACGCTAGCAGAATCAATCTGCGCATCTTCTAATTCGGTATAAATTTCTGGAATCGCTAAGGGATCCACATCTGCTACACCAATATACTTTAATCCAAGACTTGAGTTTTCTACTGCCATGATTATAAGTTTTTAATTGTCAATTTCACTCTGTTATTAATTATTGTTTGCTCGCTTTCTGTAAGAATATTCTGCGTTTGAAGCTCTATAGCAACATGCTTAGCCTTGTCATATTGAAATTTAAGAGCAAGAGTAGACAACGCAGATAAAACTGCTATTCGCTGATTGTTGGGGATGTCTTTAAGCCGTACAGGCTTACCATCAATAGTTTTGCTATACTCGGGATTTGGTACAAAAACATTCATGTTAAATATTCCAGATTGAAGCTGTTCAAAATCAACTGGATTAAGTAAATTAAGTGTGACATCTTCCTTATCGCTGTTTGTTGGTCTTAAATACCTTCTCAATTCACCTGAAATATTTGTCTTAAGGGAACTTACCCAAACAATTGAAAAAAGGTGATCCAAAGCCTCTGATGCTGTCATATTAATTTCTGTAATGTTCTGGACAACTCGATTGAGCTTCCAGATATAACCCATTTATTATCTTTTGCTTCTACGTATAAAGCATAGTCCTCTCCTGCAATAAGCATCATTCCGATTCCTGTTTGAGGGACATTAGCCTCTGCAACTTCCTTTCCTTTTCTAAGTCCTTCAGCACCTCCACCAACCTCTAAAAAGTTTTGATGAACAATTACACCATCACGAAAAACAACAGCACCAAGTGAGCTCCTTAAGTTGAAAGAGTGGTTAAGGAAATCTGCATTCTTTCTTAGATCATCAGCTGAACTATCGGCCAGTCTCTTTAAAACCTCCACGACATGATCATTAATATGATCTTCAAATTCTTTAAAGGCTTTTTTAACCTCGCCCATCTTAAACTTTGGCTTAATACTTATTTCAGCCATACCCTTGCAACTCTTTGCCCTCTCTCAAACTTCACCACTTTACCCTCTCCAAATACTTCGCTACTTCCTTCAACCAAAATCTTAACATCTGTTCCAATAGGAAGCAGTTCGATATCTTTGCTTGTAAAAACCAAATAGCTATAATCTAGCACATAACCATCTGTCACAGGTTTGCGCCCATCAATAGTATTGCTTTCTGCTCTGCTCGATTCCTCAATTTCAATTTTTGATTCTTCAGGAAAAACCATGTTTCCATCTTGATCCTGATAAGGTTCTTGAGCTTTAATGACAGTGGCTTTTAGAATATGTATTCGTCGTTTTATCATCGGATCCTGCTAATGTCCCTTACAGTTACTCGGCCTATTAAGGCGCTTTCAATATCTTTTCGTCCATACTTACGAGCTAAATAAAGAAGCCTATCACGCATAAGCTTTGCATCCTTGGAGGTGCTATATTGGCTTTCTGATTCAGATACAACAGTGTACAACTGAAACAATAAGTCAATGGCCCCACTCTCAACACGACCTTTGAAACTTGCGTCATAGTCCTGCTGTCCGTCAAGACCAGCATTTAATAACGCAAGATCAATGGCTTTGCTATCAACATCGTTAACCCCTAAAAACTGCTGAAAGGCTTCTTTAATTATCATATCAAATATTCTTTTTCGATATATTTAAATGCAAAAAATTTTACTGACCCTGAGTTTTTACGATGCGGATTGATTTAGCAGCTTTGAAACCAGGGAACGCATTATACTCTGCTTCGGTGATCTCACATAAAGGTTTGCGCTCTCTCCAACGTGAAAGTAAAATTCCACCCGAGGTAATATACTCGATCCCGTTAACAGGATTCAGTTGCTCATCAGCCAAAGCATTATGAATAACACCCAATTCACCTCCTGGAATAAAGATCGCATTGTTCCCTTCCCATGAATTGAAAGTAGATTGTACACCGTCAGCTTCTACTGCTGCTTTGTCATCGACAATCTCAAATGTTGCTAATAAGTTTTCTTCCAAAGCATCATTAACGTTCGATAAGGTAGGAACGTATTTAGCACCACTGTTTCCAATGTAAGCTTTAACATATGCCTGTACAGATTTGTTATTAGCAATCTTTCTCCACAGTGCTCGCTTGATAAGGATCTTACTGACAACCTGAGAGTCTGTTGCATCTTCCGACTTTTGGTACTCCTTGGTGATATCTGCGATAATATCAGTGTCAGGATTACCCCAATCACCACTAGAAAACGAGATGTTATCTTCTGGAAGTACTGGTACATCGAAGACGATACCATCAGGGTTATTAGTTGTATCGATTGTGATTCGACCAGTTGACAGACCTTGTTTTACCATACTATCCACACGACGAGAAACTGAATTTCTAGTGTACAGATAATCATCAATCATACTGGTGATTACTGAGGTCAAGCGCTGAGAAGATGAAACCGAGGGAGAAGTTAGTAATAATTCAATATTACGAAGTTCTTGAGCATTTAACTTACGTCTAACACCAATAGCCGGTACTTCACCCTTTAGTTTTTCGATTCCTTTACGAGCACGTAAAGTAAATTCAGATTCACGACTGATTACAGAAGCTAAGGATTCGATCCCGTCTTCTCCAATGATAGTGGTAAAATCTAATGAAACGCTCGGAGCTTCCGTTCTAAAGTATTTTTGGTACCAAGTAGGAGCAAATCGAGCGTTATTCGCTTCTAAAACGACATCAGGCGTTAATCCTTCTGCGGCTAAGAATGCTAATAGTTTTGATTTTTGATATTCCATTTACCCTAATTATTTTGTTTGTGAAAAAATGACGTTTGGCAAGCTTGCTTTAGTAGCAGCAGAAATAAATCCGATTCTACGAGCGTATACCAAACCTCCTACAACTGCAGTAACAGGGTGAACGTTTCCTGTTTTTACTTGAACAGGATTATACAACAATGAGTTACCATCACCACTACCAATTTTATTTCCAATCGCCTCAGCTTTACCATAAGCAGTTGCTAATTCGATCACATCGTGTGTAGTGTTAGTAGTTTTGTCAATAGTTGAAATGACCTTTCCGTTCAGTTTATCACCCACTACAAGCGAATGACCTTTAGCAATTTCAATTGAAGTATCAGCGGTTAGAATTGCCTTTGTAACAGTTGCGCTTTTAACTGCAACTGCTGTACGAGCAGTTTCATCAACCATGATAGCAGTACCCGATAAAATAACGGATCCGTCAGCATACCCTGAAACATCAAGAGTGAAACCACCAGTCAGCACTTGTAAACTTTTATCGTGCTGGAATACCGGAATACCGGCATTATATGTTTCTCTTTGAGTATTCATTAATTCCCTCCTTATTTATTTTTGATTAGCTCGTTTTGAGCCTGTAAGCTTGCAAGAACTTGTTTTCCTGTAGCTGTTAATGTTTTGGAAGCCTCGGGCAATGTGACTCCCCCTGTATTTGGTTTACCGGGTGATTTTTCATTTGCCGTATGTTTAACGAAATCTTTATTAAAGTTTTTTAACTCTTCAATTGCAATGTCAAAATCTTCCTCTGTTTGAGGTTGACACTTATTAATTAAAAACTCATTAGTGATTCCGTTAGCTTCTGCTAACTTATCCCATTTTTGTTTTAGGGATAATTGGCTGTTTTGCTGTAAGAGCAAATCAACTTTTTTTGCCAACTCCGCAATTACCTTTTCTGATCCCGTAGGTTCTGGTGTAGTAGGATTTGGGGTTTGAGCTGGGTTAGGATTTGGATTAGTAGGCGTTGGGTTCTTTTTCTTCCATTCGTTTACGTAGCGAGTGTTTTCTGACTGCATAATATCGAATAAAGGCATAGCACCGTTAATTGCCGTATTAATATCCTCATCCGTGCTCTCTTCTGTTAGGCCTGCACTAAGGTTTGTTGCCAACCCTTGAACTGCCTTATCTCCGAACCCTTTACTTGCAACTAAAGGTTTCAAAGTGGTTAGTACTCGTTCTTGAATATTCATGCGTTAACTATTATGTTTTTTTTGAGTTAACACAAAGGTCTAGCATACTATTTCTATGAGCGATTTTTTAGGCTTCAATTAAGGTATTGAAACATTTAAAGACCGTTTTAATCTTAAGAATATTATATTTGAAATATAAATCAAACAATTCATCGAATGAGAAAGTATATTTTTATCCTAGCCATGCTTATTGCTGGATCTTCTGTTAATGCTCAGAATACAAAAATCGAAGGCTATTCCGTGGGAGGAACAACAGTATCAATTGAAGGTAAAAACCCAATAGGCTTAAAATTCGAACATGATGGCTTTGAGTTTCAGATATCCAGGTTAACGCCAACAGATATTGAGGTGAGAATAAAAAACAATACCGATTCAATGGCCCTATTATCCTTAAATGATTCTTACTTCGTCTCAGGAGGCGAGACAGAATCAGTAATTACAGACGAGACAATATTGTTGGATGCCGATAAACCATTGCAAGACATCAAAATTGCTCCAAAGACTTCTACATCAAAAAGATTAATGAGCAAAGAGCAAACAGTTCTTGCTCTGCCTTTCTTTAGTAATAGATGGGCAAATGATCAATTCAAAAAATCAGGAGAATCAACATACAAGAATTTAGTAGTAGTTGTGAAGAATGGAAGTTTGGAAGTACAACATTCATTTGATTTCAGAGTGCAGGGATCAAATGAGATGAAAACAATAAAATAAAATACATTTAATAAATTATGAAGAAATACTTAATACTAATTTTAGTAGTAGCATCAACATTTGCATCATGCAGTAAGGGCAGTTCTGGAACCAATGATATTACTCCTGAAAAACCTTTTGAACCAAAATCCATATTTGAGTATTTGAAAGACAAATATAGATCATCCATTCCAAATATTGACAAATATAGTGCTGGATCCATAAGTAATATTTCAGATCGTGACACTGTAATAGTGGCTGTTAACAATGATACTGATATAGACGTTTTTTACTTTGATAAAAAAGACAAACTGATCAGCTCATATAATGCACCCCATACAAATAAAGACTTAAAAATAGCCTTGGTTGCCCTACCAAATCAACATATTAATTTAAATGCCGTATCAATAATATTCGTAGATAAATCTTTAAAAAACTATGATACTAAGGATATAAAATTAATAAATGTTTATAAAACTAACGACTCGAAATTGCATGAATTTAAATCATTTAAAAATGAAATAGAATACTCCGGTTGGAATCGGATAATTTTTAAAAAATCTGGGAAATACTTATATCATATAACGGATAATGTGTTACATTTTGTAGACCCATTAAATTTAAATGAAATTAAATCATATAAATATTGGTATAACTGGACGAATTTAAGTAATAATGAGTTTTTGATATTTAACGATGCTAATGATATCATCACTATTAAACCATCTAAATATACAGGTTATTATACCACTGAAAGTGCAAAAATAGGCTTAAATAACGGAATGGTTGTTAAAAATTGGGAAGATCAAACCGGTATATATTTACCACTTTTATCTCTAAAAACGGGAGAGATCGAGCGAAGGAAAAAAACAATAAAAATTGAAGGATCTACTGTTGTTGTTGAATTTGAAATCTACACAAAACTTTGGGACGGCAAAAATAATCTTGTTGAAAAAACTGAAAATAAGATCTATAGGTTCAATATAAATAGTGGCGTTAAGATATAAAACAAATAATCATTAAAGAATAAAGCCCCTATATGGGGCTTTACTTTTATAATCCTAACCATACAGCTCTATCGGATGATTTAATATTGTATTCTGTAGCTTCTCCGGAGAACTCAATAACTGGATTATTCCAACTCCCCACCTTCTTCATTTGCTTTTTAAGCTTTCGAGGGATTTTAATCCTGGTTACACTGGTCAAACTAGAGACTTCATCTATCCAAATGACTTGCCCCATGTCTTTACTAAGGGATCCCATTACCTCTTTAATTCTTAAGGTGTCTTTGTTGCCGTGCATCATTTCATCAATTTCCTTGAGTTCTTTGTCCGTTAATTTGCGAGGGACACCCATCTTTGGTATTTCTCCTGTTGCTGGCCAATTTGGATATCCTGAATTTAAAAATTCATCCTCCATATGCACTTTATTTTAAACAAACTCTTTCACGACAATTTCCCAAAAATCTTGTGAAGAATTGTTATGTGTTTTGTTTATGACTACACCATTATCCCCAATCTCAAAATCTTCGAGCTGTTCACGGATACCTATCTCCCTTATTTCCTCAAATAAATTAATACTTGCAGCAAATACTTCAGGTGAAATAATTTTATATTTGTTCAATTCCTCATTATAAGAAATACTATCATTACAATCGCCTAAAATTGAAAACAAATTTCCTAAATAACGATCCAGATAATTTAAGGTCAGTGATTTTATTTGGTTATGAAAATTATTGCCTTTTTTACTTTTAAAATCTGTAGTAAAGCTTAATGGATTACCACCAATTTCTTGATATAAATTGAAAAATAATTTGTGTTCAAGACAATTTGCCATATGCTGAAGACAACCACCTGATACAAAATTGAATAGTTCTTCAGGCATACGACTTTTTAAACTATAATATAAACCATCAAATAATTGATTAATATACAAATGACACAGTTCGTGATTAAAAATATCCGTATCTAAGGATGTCATCCTGATCTCAGATCCATAAATATTTGAGAACAATTCCGAATAAGGTTTATCCCATAATACAATATTTACTGAATCCTTATCAATTATCTTATTCCACAAAGTGACATTTTTATCAGTAATCAGATGTTCCAGGTAAGTTTCTTTCATATATCGAATATACTAAATTTCCTGCCAAACAATATGACCTTTCAAAAAAGACTCAATACGAGCCTTTGTAAGCCTTGATAGTCTACATAATACCAATGGACTAGGAAAGGACCGATTCTCCTCGTAGGACGCTAATGTAGCTCTTTTGATTCCTAATTTATCAGCTAACATTGCTTGAGTGTAACGTCTGGATTTCCTATAGTTTTTAAGGTTGTCCACGAATCTTGATCTGATGATGATTAGTTCGTCTTTAGGCTCGGTACTTTTTTTATTCATTGTTTAGTAAATTCTTGGTTTTAATTTGCCTCTCTCCGACTAAGGCTAAACAGTCGAAGCATTGCTTTTCACATTTGGGAGGAAACAGGATGTCTTGCTTATCTTGTTCGGAAAGATTTGTTTTATCCAGGTCCTTACTTACCTTATTCCATTCATCAATAGAGAAGCCTTCTTCTCCACATATCTTTTGGCAGTAGAAATTCATAGCAAGTCTTTTTTGGTAATTCCGTAATTGTATTTTTTATCAAGTTGGCGCAGAAAAAAGCGCTGATACTTATTAGCACTGCTGTTTTTGTAAAATCCAAAATATTGCTTTTTCCTTATGTCAATTGTTTGATTATCCATTTGAGCAAAATAATTTGTAAGAAATAACCTGTACCATCCTAATAATAGCAGATTATTTTCTATCCAAAAAATAGGCTTTTTGAATATGTACAGCCAACAAAAAATAAGTATATAAAGTGGAATACCGCAAAAAAGTAAAGTGAATGACATAGCTTTGTTGTCATCAAAAAATATTCCTGATAAGAATGCATTTACAACGAAGTAGATATAAATTAAGTGTATCAAAATTTTCAAGTCTAATTTTAGTTATAATCAAAAAATAATTCAGGGGTATTCCCACATAAGCAATCTAATTTTTGTTGTTTACCCATGGTGTTGTTTTCTATATCTGATGTGGTTTTATGATCTCTATAAATTGGATAACCATTATCATATAGTCTTTCCATTCTTTTCCACCATTCCAGACCTTCTGGATGCTTTCTGAAATTTTTAACAAGATTTTCTCCACCTTTTTTATGGCAGAAATCACAATTACCTTCATAATCTTGCCAATCTCCGTATCCTAAATCATAAGGTTTAAATTCAGGTTCATTCCAAAAATCATTTACATTCTTTTTGTTTATTATAAAGTCTACTAATGGATAAATAAAATCATCAGGACGATCTTGTATTCGTCTAACTTCGTCTATCCGAATGCCAATTGCTTGTCTGAAATCTTGTTTATTTAATCCTAAGTCTTTTAAAAAGGCATTGATCGGATTGATCTTTAGTTCTCGGCTACAGTGTAAATATTCTATAGATGGTAAACCATATTTTTTAATAACTTCCTCAAATGGCTCTCCATTCATAGAAAGATTATTAAATGTTTTTAATGTGAAACCAGATGATTTTTTTTGATTATGATATACTTTAGCCTCAATTATATTAATTGGTTTTTTGATAATATGATCTTGTATATCTCTAAGAAATTGTATTGTTTTCAAATCTTCACGACCAGTATTCATAAAAACATACACTTTTTCATACTTACTGTACAAAGGACAATTTTCAAGCAAATAAGCCATTAACCCAGACGATCTACCACCAGAAATACTGCAAATAATAAAAGGTTTTGCCGAATCATTGAATGACGATCCAGGACTAATGATCTTGCCGAAAATATCTTTGTTTAGTTTGGAAGGATCAGTAATCTTCTTAATTCTTTCTTGAATGGTCATTTTCTATTTCCTCCTTCTAGTTTCATATTAATAATTGATTTTTCAGTTTAGTTCTAATCCAGGTAAATAAAAAAGCCGTGGGAAAACGGGGAGAGTCCCCACGGCTAAACCAATTATAAACCTAAAATTATGAAGTAGTTGTACAGGGATTCGAACCCCAAAGACCCGAGCAACAAGACCAATTGATACGCTTGTCAACAACTATTTGGCAGCTTACCTGCCAGCACATGGTTAAAACTTACGGAACTACCTTGTCTCGGATTAGATACCGAAGTATAACACAGCAATGCTGTCGTGAACAGCGCAGGATTCGAACCTGAACATAGTCTTGTAGCTATTCCGCTGATAACAGCAGCTGATGCGTCTACCAATTCCGCCATCTGTTCAGTTTGCATTTTTATTATTACTCTGGAATGCTAACCCCGAGGATTCGCAGTACATACAGGGATCGAACCCGTGACCTTCTCGCAGACAACGAGCTATTCTACCCCTGAACTAATGTACTTTATGTTAAAAACATCTTCCTCTGGGTCATTAGGTGGAAAAAATTCCGAAAACCACCATAATCGAGATTTTACGATTCCTTCTTGCGTTATGATTCACTCAGCCATACCCGACGGCTAAAAGATGTTTTTGATTTCAATGAACTATAAAACGACCGTCGCAGGCTAATAGGACGTTATGAGCACCCTTGTTCAAGCATTTGTGAACCCTTATTGGCTTTTGATTACCTCACCTTTCGGAAACGGTCGTTTAGTATTTTATCCCAACCGACTACGTGTCGTTAGCTTCTCGCTATTGGGTTATTCTTTCGATATTCAAAGATAAAAAGAAATATTATATAAACAAATAATATTGTATATAATTTATAACTTTTCGATATATTATTTTTCAGCATTAAGATTTTCGGTATCTCTTTCTTCTTTTGCTTCTTTAAGGATCTGCAATCTTTCAGCTTCAACATCTGTAACTTCACCCAGTAGCATCATTGCTGTTCTTTTACTCATAAGATTGGCGCCTACCATTTTGGTAATGTCACTGATAAGCTCTGTTTTGTTTACTGGTAAAGCGTCTTTAAATTTGATACCTGGATTAACATTGATCATATCTGTGAGCTCTGCCTCACTGAATGAAATAAGCATCTTCTTGATCACATTAATTCTACGAACAAGCATTTCATTCAATCGCTTCTGAGATTTATTACCTTTCATTTGTGGCCCCATAAACAGGAGGCGCAAAGCAATTCCCGACGTACCGTTGCTCATAAGCTTAGACATTGTTCCGAAACTTATGTCAGGAGTATTCGTTGCATCAAATTGTTCTTGCTTGACAATGTCCATTTCAAGCTTTTTAGACTCGACCATTGCCTCTGGTTGCACGAAAGAAACGCTACCTTTCGCCCCATTTTCACCTTTAACTTGGATCACTTTTGCAGTTTCACCTTGTGATGGTAAAGTCTCAACGTCCCCCTCAATAACCATGGTAGAATCACCGTAATATTTGTTAGTATCAGCAAGGTTAGAAAGGTTTTCTTCCTCCCTATCAGCTAAAGGCTGTGTGTTGGACCATTCGGGGCGCTTCTGTGAGTGGTAAACAATAGTTAAAAAGTCGTAGCTATTTTTTGTTTCTGTCTGCCATTCCCCACCATCAACCTGCATTCCTAATAAAACAGTATCTGTACTGTATAGCTCAAAGTGCAAAGTCTTAGTATCAGTTACCGGATCAATGCTTTCATACTTACGACCAAGACCGATAAAATCGTTGTGTTCATCCCAAATAGGAAAAATATCGTCTCCGTTCTCTTTGCATAGTAGGATCATTCCAGGTCTGCGAGTGCTGCCTTCCAAAACTGTACCCTTCCAGTATTCTGCATCCTCGAAATCATACCACAACTCAGCGCAATGGGTCTCAATCATACGGCGCTCCACGATATCCTCAGTCTTGAATGATAGCTTATTATCACGCCAAACCTTTTGAATGAGATCAAAGCAAATGTTTTCGGCAGCTATTTCACTAGAAAAATCGAGTTCAATATCTGCTCCACACTCAAAGAATACTGCCGACTGTACGATCTGCATTTGTCTTGCGAGCTGCAGTCTACTTACTGGTACCTCATCTGTTTCTTTAGTGGTCTTCTCCTCGTTTGTAATTTGATCGATGTATGTTTCGCCATCAAATTCAAGCGCCCTATTTGGCCGTTTGACAGGATCGTTGACATCATGAGCATACGGATCGTACTGCTTCATGGCATCCGCTACAGTCAAGACTGTACTGCCTAGTTTGATCTTTTTCTCTAGTTTACCAACTACCTCGACAACTTTGGCAAAATCGCCGGATAATAATTCTTTTAGCTGTTCCTTTTTCATTTTTTATCTTCTTGTTCTTTTGCGTGATGAACCTAAGCCTAATTTTGCAACCGCCTGTGCAGTTTTCTTTTTAGCATCAGGATCATTCTTAGTAAGGAAATCAAATGCGTATCTAATCGCATCTATAGCATGATTCCATTTATCTATTGGCAATCCTGCTTTCTTATCATTCCAGATATAATTTTTGAGCTCAACTTTTACATTCCTACTCCTTGGCGTGTATACTATTGTATAATCAGCCATTTTTAAAAGGGAAGCATTAACAGATCCTGGAGCTTTCCAGCATTCAACAATATTTAGTTTACCAAGCTTTTTAATATCGGCTATTAACCGATCTTCTGAGCTATCACCGACAATGAGATCAGTCGATTTCTGAATACGCGATTTATTCAGCTCAATAATATCGTTTGTTCCCAAATGCTTGGTGTCATAATATTCTTCGTCAACATGTATGATCATCTTTTTGCGATCAACAGCAACCCTCATAAGCGTATCAGGATCGACAGAAAAACCATAATCCTGTCCATAAACGTAAGGCAGGTATTCGTTAAACTCACCTTCCATTGTTTTAGGGAGAATAACACCTTCTTTAATATCAGCCCATCTACCAATAACAACGTTGGCATATTTGGACATCTGATACTTAGCACGGTCAAACGTCCCGTCTGGTCTAGTTGCTTGAGCGATTGACTCCTGTTTGATCTGCTCTATTCTTTCTAAGAAGTTATCAGCAAGGTTTTCAAGATTATCAAGGTAGCTCGTATGGATATGTAAAACATTAGGATGAGTAGAGATTTGCACGTCTACACCGTCAATTGTTTCAATTCTATGCGTGTCCTTGATATACTGCTCATAAACAAAATGAGAATCATCCGTAGGATTCATAATTAGGATAATTCTATTTTGAATACCTTTTTGACGAATAGACAACATCAGTTTTTCGTAACTTTCAAAGTCGGTCCATTCCTCCATCTCATCACCAACGAATGTTGTAAGCCCCTGAATTGACTTCAATTTTGCCGTTTGGTTACCCGATCCGGTTTTGATACCGCGAAACATGATAGGCACGCCAGTACGTTTATTGATGATGTTGTTTTTCTTAACCGTGAAAAACTTTGCTGTGCCTTCTAAATTGATCTTCTCCTGAAACTCTGGAATAACAGAATCGGCTGCAGATGACATCGTATAACGAGAAAAAAGGATGCTATGCCCTTTCTTAAAGCTTAATCTTTCAAGGAACAACGAGCCGTTAAATGATTTACCAGAACCACGACCACCCGTGATAAGAATGATAAACTTGCTCTTATCTTTATAAAGAGGAATGTAAGGATCGGCTATTTTTATTTTTGGCCGAGGCTTTGTCCTTGTTATCCCCCTTCTACTCGCTGTCGTTACCTTCTTCGTCATCGAAATCGGTACCGTCTTCTTCTTCGTCGCTATTAGCATCTAACCAAGCATCAATTTCAATACTACCACTCATGTGGATATCCTGCTCCATTTGCATTTTTGTGGCTATGTTCCACATCTCAGGCTTTTTATGTTTAAGCCATGCCATTGCTGCACCAGTATCGGGGGGTAATTCCGTCTCAGTTTCTTGAACTACTTCAACACGTTGAGGCTCGCCATCATCATTTGGCCATAACTCCCATCTACGAACAGTTGTTTTAACTTTCAAGCCTGTCGCACGCCTAAATAGTGAGTTTTCGACTAATACTTCCAAAGGCTGTCTGCCTTTTTTTAAAGCTTGTGTTAATTGAGGAAATTTAAGTTTTAGCTTGCAAAAATATGTTGGATCAAGATCTAACAGTTCTGATATTTGACAATCATCGTAACCATCCCTTGCCCAGCCTTCAATTTGAAGGATAAACATTGGATCCTCATAGTCATGCTTCGGCTTTGCTCCTGCATTACTTTTGTTTTTTGCCATTAATTCCCCTTTCTTTTATCTCTTTGATAACTTTTGAAACCTGATTGAGGTGCTCAGTAATCTTAGGAATATCTTTTTTAATAGACTCCCTAACATCATCCATAATCCCTTTTACTTGCTTAAGCTTTGCCTCTGGAATCTTTAAAACCTCACTATAATACTTTACTTGGCATTCTGAAGAACAAAAAGAAAGTGGAGTATTTTCGCCAGTGTATAAAACTGCATTCTTGTAAATGAATCCAACTGTGTTAAGATAAGCGCCTGTTGAACCGAAGCTTCCTTTCCATTCCAATCTTGATTCTTTGCCACATGTGTCGCAAACTGGTGATTGATTAATCTTCATCTTATTTCCAATCTATAGCAAAACCATTTAATCCGATAACTTGATCTTTAAATTCATAACATTTATATTCTAACCTCAGAAGCTCTGCTATAACCATTGGCGAAACAAATTTTGATGGATGAATAAAATAAATAGAATCTCCTCTCTTACTACAATTATCTATGTCCTTCATGATTTCATCAATTGTCAAAAGAGGTGTTTGTGCTCTCGCTTCACTAGCCGATAGCTTCTTAAATTG